GCTTGTATTCTTTTCTCGAGCCAGTTGAAGAGCGCGAGAGCAACTTGTGCGACAATCTTTTCAAGCATTATACCTCGTCAATTATGCTGCGGGTGGGGTATTATTGCTGGCATCCTTTGCCATGATAAGACCAACACCAGCAATTATTGCTGCGATTGCAGAAGCATAATCTGCGCTTGTTGCGGGATCACCGTCAAACATAGCGGTAAGAACTGCTCCAACGGCAACCAAAATTGCTCCGATTCCTGCGATTGTTGTATTTTTATTCTGTCCCATATGGTAAACTCCTTTACAAGTATATATAAAGATGATGAGTAAGAACAAGAAGTATTCAAAGTTTCTTAAGTCTTCAATGGGTTCACCAGAACTTGTAACATCACCAGAATTTTTACATTTTATCGAAAAAGAGTCCAAAAAGCGGAAGGTAGATCCGCTTTTATTTTTTACCCAAAATAAAAAATATATGAAAAAAATAAAACACTAGTGCCGCATGGGCTTCGCTACCGTAGGGACTAGGGGGGAATCAACATAGTGATTCCCCCAACTTATAAATAAATGTAATGAAAAACTTTAAAAATCTTTTATCCGAAACAATTAGAAAAGTTGGAGATGAGTATACAATACTCAGCAAGAAGGGTAAGAGACTCGGTAAGTATGGAAGTAAAGAAGCAGCACTGAAACGATTAAAACAGATTGAATGGTTCAAGAGACACAGGAATTACTAATGAAAACATTTAAACAACATTTGGAAGAAAACCGTTTAGCAACTCTCGCAGCAACAGCAGGAATGATTGCTGGCAGTGCAATGGCAGCACCACCAAAACCAGAAGCAATGAACAGAATGGTTGATTTCATCAAACAAAAAGAAGGGTTCAGACCAGTAGCAGAACTAGACAAAGATGCAACAGGAAATCCACCCGTAGTTGGATATGGCACAACACACTCATATCCAGACACTGGAAACCGAATTCAAGTTGGTGAAAAAATAACAAAAGAAAAAGCAGAAGAACATATACGAACATATTTAAATAAAATGACTCCACGACTGGAAAAAATTCCAGGATGGGATGACATGGATGCTGGAAAGCAAGCAGCACTCATGAGTTTTGGACATAATTTTGGTTCTGGTTTTTACGGACATAAGAATTTTAAATCATTAACAGCAGATTTAAAGAATAAAAATTGGGATAATGTTCCAGAAACACTACAGTTATATAATAAAAGTGGAGGAAAAGTTTTAGGTGGATTAGTTAAACGAAGAGCAGAAGAAGGTCAATGGTGGAAAGGTGACAATTCATCAACTCCAAAAACACCAACTATTACGCCAAATGATATTCATAATGTAGCAAAAGGCGATACTCTTGGAGCAATTGCTAAAAAATATGGAACAAGTGTTGAAAATATTCAAAAGTTAAATCCAGAAATAACTGATCCAAATAAAATTGGTGTGGGTCAAAAAATAAAGACTAAGTAATAAAATGATCAAACAGTTATTCCAATCTCTACATGAATCGGTGAAAAAAAGAAATACACCAGAATCATATATTATCGATGAACCAAAAGATCTGAAAGTAATTCATCGTGGATATATCACTAATTCATCAATGCCTTTGAAATATGATTTTATATCAAAAGAAAAAGGAACTTCAAAAAATGAGGGAGATCATGTTTATAAATTTGGATCAACAAACAAAGGCGGAGTCATTCACATAATTCATAGTGTTAATAAAAATCAAGATTCTGGACATGAAACAACTTCAGTAATAGATTCAGAAATCAATGGCATTGATGTTAATAATATTGAATTAATGAGAACCGTGGTTCCTGCTGCACTACATCACATAAAATCCCATTCTCCAGATATAATTAAATTTAAGACAGGATTTAAATTTGTTAAAGATTTAATGAATAGATTGGATCCAGATGGAGAAAAATATACTAAAAAGAAAAGTAAAAATGGAACTATATTCCAATTAAAACAACCAATAGACGACAAATCAAAAAGAATCATCTCAAATATTAAGAGTAAATTATCTATAAATAAGAATAAGGAGAATTAATTATGCCATACATAGGTTCAAATGTAGGAAACAAAACAGCGTTCGATTCAATTTCTGCTGCTAGACAGAAGACTCAGCAAAGTGTTCAAGGGGTATATCAAGCATTGGGTCAAAAAAGCAAACCAGCACAAAAAGTTGCTCAAGAACTTCGTAGTTCAACACAACAAAGAAATCAACAAAGATCTCAAAATCCAATCATTCCAAGAATGACAACACAACAAAAAAATAATGAAAAAAATCAAGCAGCAGCACAACAAAGACAAGAAAGAATAGCAAGAATAAATCAGTCAAGAAATCAAGGGTAAAATATGCCAAATTATGGATTTATATGTGAAGGATGCAATCATTCATTTGATGCAATTCTTTCAATAAGTGATCGTGAAATACCTTTATCTGAAAATTGTCCAAATTGTGGTCAGAAGAAAGTAAACAAAGATTACGGTTCAATGAAACAAGCACTTTCTTCTGACCATAACCTAAATGCAAATACTGCAACTGGCGGTAAGTGGAATGAACTAATGTCAAGAATGAAAAATGGTATACCAAAAAGATATCATGAAAATTTAGATTCTGCATCAAAAAGAACAGGAAGAACATGGTTAGGTTAACATTTAAACAATTCATAAATGAATCTAATGTAATTCAAGGTCCATTAAATTTTAGTTTTGACACAAAAACTAAAGAAGGAAAATTAAAAGAATTGCAAGCATTAGCAAACTTTCCTCAAGAAATTGATACTGCTGAAGTTTCTCTAAAAAAATCAGAACCAGAGCAGTTTGATGTCAAAAATATAGAAAAACCAGTTGCATCTGGTGGATCAGCAAAAGAAGAAGCAATTAGAAAATCAAAAGTAAAAAGAGATAATACTCATTTTGGTCCATCACAATTTTATGTTGTTCCAGCAAGACTGAAGACCCCAAGCGTTACCATATCAGAGAGATAAAAATGAAAAAAGATCTACTAAATCATCTTAATGCCCTTTCCACCAAAAAAACAATCAATGAAAATATTTCTGATTGGATGAAAACAAAAGAATTACAAGAAGAATCTGAAAATTCTGTTGTAACATCTTCTACAGCAACAGCAACATCTAAGAGTAAAAAAGGGAAAGATCTAACTGCATTTGATCCCGATGATCCAGAACATAATCTTGAAGTATACAAAACAGCAATGAATAGATATGGTGAAATGAAAAGAGCAGGACAAATATCTAAACAACAATATCTTGATATTCAAGGTCAATTGCAAGGAAGAGTAGGGGAATTTATAAAAGATAAAGAATGGGAAGATAAAGTAAAAGCAGTTGAACAAGGAATTGATATGGCAGCAGATGTTCTTGGTATGGTTCCAGGATTAGGTGATGTTGTTGATGCTGCACATACTGCATCATATGCTGCTAGAGGATATGTAAGTGGTGACGATAGTTACTATGATAAAGCAAAAGATCAAGCAATTTATGGATTACTATTACCAGCAGGAGTGGGAGCAGCAGTAAAGGGAGCAGCAAAAGCAACGACAAAAGCAGCAGAGACTGGTGCTTCTACATTGGGTAAAATTGCAGGAGAAGCAAGTCAAAAAACAGCAGAAAAATTAATAGACAAAGCAACTAAAGTAGCAAGTAAAGCAATGGATGTCAATCCCTATGGTGCAGTTGCTGGTGGTATTGCAGGAATGCAAGCAGCACCACAAGATGCAAGTCTAGGAACTAAACTTGCGTATGGATTTGGTGGATCAATTCTTGTTGGAAATCTTGTCAAAGCAGGAAATAAAATTCCTGGATTGGGTAAAGTTATTCAAGAACCATCAGGTTCTCTTTCATATTATGCTGGAAAGGGTGCAGGAATTGCAGCAAAACAAGCACAAAATGCGGCATCAAAGATACCAGATCCACTTAAAAATGTAACTATTCCAGAACTACCAAAAGCAGTAGCAGATAAAGTTCGAACAGGATTAGTAAGTCTAAGTCTTGCCACACAAGCACCAGCAGCAGCAGGACCAGTTGCAAATGTTATGGTATCTCGCCCACAACAAATAACAGCAACAACCCAAGCACCAAAAGCAGAAGCACCAAATGTAAATCTTAAGACTATGGATTTTGTAGCACCAAAAGCAGAAGCACCAAAGGCAGAAGCACCAAAGGCAGAAGCACCAAAGGCAGAAGCACCAAAGGCAGAAGTACAAAAAACAAAGATAGATAATGCCAAAAATCGTTCAATGGAAGATTCAGATAATATAGTTTCATCTAAAGCAGCAGATCCAGTTTTGATGAAAAATCAACAAGTTCAAAAGAATACATCACCAGCACCAACACCAACACCACCACCAACAAAAATAGATAATTCCAATGTTAAACCAAATCCAAAAACAAAAGGAAAATCTAAAACTAAAGTAGCACCAGAAGCAAAACCAATTATAAATCCAGAAGTTGGTGGTGAACTAGCAAGACAAAGAGGATTTGAAAAAGCAGATTTTGAAGATGTTGATACAGCAATATTTCAATCTGTTGCTGGTGGTCGTGAATCAGAATCATTGCCAAATGCATTCAGAACAAAAAGAACATTTGAACAAAATGAAATGAAAAATAAATTAAAAAGTTTAATAGAATCGCAAAAACCAATGGAAGAAAAACCAGCAAGAATTCCAACAAAAGATAAACTAAATGAACCAGTTGCAATGCCTAAACCAAAAGATTCTATACTTGGAGATGCATCTACACAATCATCAGCAAATCTAAGAGATAATTTAATTCGAAAAAGATCAGCACAAACTAAAGAAAAATACAGGTCAAAAGAAAATCAAAATCCACCAATTCAATTCGATCCATCAACTATACATCATCCACAAATAGATGGACCAATTAATCCAAGTTGAGCTTGACTTTTAATTTAAATCAGGTATAATATGGTTGTGATTGGCAATTTTACACATAATTTTCTTACCGAACTCAAAGATCCACAAATTGAATTTGAGGTAATAGAACGAGAAGGAGTCCGTCTGTACAAGACACCAGACGGACTTTTTCCTTCTGTAACCACTGTAGTGGGTCATGAAAAACGCAAAAAGTACAAAACCTGGAGAGATAACAATGCCAAAGAATCACAGCGTGTCTGTGATCGTGGCACTATGCTGCATTCTACCATAGAATCATATCTCATGAATGAGCACGTCGAACTCAAGAATGAGTCTCCTGTGTTTGATTTGTTTGGTCTGATCAAGAAGGAAGTTGACCATATCACGGATGTCTATGCCATAGAAACATTCCTATGGGGTAAATGCGTAGGTCTTGCTGGTAGGGTTGACTGTATTGCAAAATACAAAGGTGAACCATCAGTAATTGATTTTAAAGCAAGTACATTTCCAAAAAAGAAAGCAGATATTGATAATTATTTTTGTCAAGCAACTGCGTATTCCCTGATGCTACAGGAAAGAACTGGACTTCAGATTCCCAATATTGTAATTTTAATTGCAAATGAACAAGGATTTTGTCAAGTCTTCAAAGAAAAAGTAATTAACTTTGTCGAACCACTCAAAAATTGTTTAGATACATATCGTAGAGAGGTAAATCTAGATGCACTTATTTAAGAATGAAATCAATAGAAAAGGATCTGCTTCCTGGTTATTATGCAATGATAATTCCAAATCAGAATTCTTTAGAAATAAATTTATAAAAGAAAATGGTGGGACTTTTGGGAAAAAAGGAAGATACTGGGAATGGACTGATGACAATTTAGCAATTGTCATTATAATTCCAGAACAAAAAGATACTAAAAAATTCATATTTGCCGATGCTGATGGAAAACAACACACGGTATATAATCTAACAGAATTTGCAAATAAACATGGTCTTTCTAGACAAAAATTATACGATTTAATGAAAGGTGATAGAAAATCTCATAAAGGATATACTTTTATAGCAAAGTATGACCCACAAGAAGACGAAAAAGAAAACCCTGCCTAGCAGGGTTTTTTATTATAAATACATTTATGCAAACAAAAGATCATGTAATTATTGCTATAGGTCGTTTTCAACCACCAACTGCTGGTCATCATGAGATGGTCAATCACATTAAAGAATTGGCAAATACACACAATGCCGATCATTTAATTTTTACATTTCCAACACATGGTGATGTGAAAAATCCTCTCCATCCAGATCTCAAAGTAAAACATATGAGAACTGTTTTAGACACTAATAATGTCTTTATGCATCCAGAAATTAAAAATCCAGGAGATGTATTTCAACTTCTACACAATAAAGGTTACAAGAAAATAACTTTAGTTGCTGGTGGAAAAAGAGTTGAGGATTTTGAAAAATTTAGAAAATATTTTGGAAAAGCAACAGAAAGTCAAAAAACAGGTAAAGTATTGGATTTATCCAATATAAATCCATCACATTTCAATGTACATCCAATTGAAAGAGATGCTGATTCAGATACAGGTGGAACAGAAATAGAATCCCATATGATTGAACCAAGATCAAACAAAATGAGATTGCCTTTTGTTTCTGGTTCTCGTATGAGAGCAGCAGTTGGTGGTGATATTCATACATTCATGAGTATGTTACCTTCCCATGTATCTTTCGATCAAGGAAAAGAATTACAAACTGATTTGAGAAAAAGCATCAAGAATCTAAGAGAAGAAGTTTCTGCTCAAACTAGAATAAAATTATCTAGAATTGCCAAGAGAACAGCAAAAATAAGAGCAGTAAAAAGAAAATCAAGACAACGAAGAAGAAGAAATATAAAACAATTAAAAAGAAGAGCAAAACAAGAAGTAAAAAGCAATCTTCGTCATCGTTATTTTAAAGGATCATGGCAAAAACTTGGTTTTGGAACTAGAGCAAATATTGACAAAAATGTAAATAAAAGAAAAAAAATTGCAGATAGCATGATAAAAAGAATTCTTCCAAATGTAATTAAGGGAGAATCAGAAAGATTAAATAGAATAAACACCAGAAGAGAAAGTGTGGAAGAAATAATTCTCCCTCTTCTACTTGAAGCACGAAAAGGATCTAGAAAAGTAGGTTCTACTAAGAGTGGTGCAAATAGCATTAAAAGCAGAAAACAGGCAACAGCAAGAAAACAAAAACAAAGATCTAAAGAAAAATTAGAATCAGATGCTGGCAATGTTGCTGGAAAATATGCAGTAGTTCGTGCAAAATCTGGAAAATATAAAGGTAGAGTTATGGTTGTGGATGATCAAACATATGATCCATCAAAACACGATGTCATAACAAAACCAGAAGATTTTGATTTAGGTGATGGTCAAAAAGTTCTGCAAAAGAAAGAATTTATAAACACCGCATCATCTAAAAAATTATATGGATTAATTGCTGGAGAAGGAATGGCAAAATTGCCAAAAGTAAAAAGAAATTCAAAAGCAAATAAAAATGCTAAGAATTCTCCTGCAAAAGAACAATTATTCAAAAAACCAAAAAAAGAAGAAGAAAATCAATTACCAGAATTAGATTTAACTTACGATGAAACTTGGAGAATGCCAAAAAATCAAAAAGATAGAGGATTTAAGGCAGAGGATTATGAGTGGGCATTCACAACTGTTGCTGAAATAGCAGTAAATGGAGAAGATCCTAAAAAACTCCTAGAAAATGGAGACATATCTGAAGATCAATATAATCAACTTGCTGGAAATAAAAATTTAACGCAAGCAGTATTGCGAGCATTGCAAAAATCAGGTTTTGCTGGTGCTGAAAAAGGCAGATATAAATTTATTCATAGTGGAAGAGGCCTTGGTCAGGGAAACTCTGACTTATATAAAAGTATGGGTGCTACCGACGCAACCCCGAAAGCAGATGTGTTTGTATACGATACAAAAGATCCTAAAAAATCACTTGGAATATCATTTAAATCTGGAGCAGCACAACTTGGATCATCCAAAGAAAAAGAAACAAAAGCAATGGCAACATATGCTTATGAACAAACAAAAAATTCATTGGATAAAAATTGCAAAGGAATGATTGAGAATCTAATCAAAGACGGATTTGATCAGATGGGAAATAATTTAAAACTTCCAGGTGGCATCAATGTATTTAAACGAGATGTTGGTGGAGTTGCAACAAGAAATCCAAAAGTCAAAAAAGCAGTACAAGATTCAATCAAAGCAAATAAAGAATTAGAATCAACTGTAGGAAAAATATTTGATAAGTGTAAACCATTTAAGAAAGCATTATTAAGAGAAGCAGCAACAGGACAAGGAAAAAATCAAGGACAATACAGCAAGTATATGATGGACAAACACGGCAAGAAAGTTGATGCTGGAACAGCAACACATATTCTTGCAATATCAGATGATGCTTCAAATGCATCACTCATAGAAATGGATGATAAATTCTTCGATGAATTAGAACCAAATGTGAAAATGTATATTGCTGCTAAAACCACAGATGCGGATATAACATCGGAAATAAAAGAGTATAAAGATACAAAAAAGCAATTAGTTGATGTTGCAAAATCAGATAACTTTAAAGATTTCAAAAAAATAGTAGAAAAAAGAGTATATGCTGGATATGAAAGAAAAGGATTAAAAGCACCATCATTGACAGATAAAGAATTGAAAGATTCAATGAAGTCCATTGCAGAAACTGGTAACTTACCAAATGTATTTAAATTCAAATTGATGCAAGCAAAATCCGCACTAAGACTTGGAGTTGCTGGTCATGAAAATGAAGAAATAAAAGAATCAGTAATTTACAAATTCAGTAAGAATTATCTATCAGAAGAAGCAGTTGTTGCGATTTCTTCTGAATTAGATAAAAATAATGGTAATAATAATTCTGTTTATGATGAACTGATGGAATTAGAAGAGAGTGATGATTTGGAATATGTAAATCCAGACCAATGGTTAGAAATGTGCAAGGAATATGTTGGTGATGATTTAATGAAATATCTCGAATTCATGGGAGTAGAATTGAATGGATTCGATACAAATGAAATTAATTTTGCTGATCTATTTGGTCAAAAATACTCATCAAGAATGAATACAGTTTATATAAATGGAAGACCAAAATATATTCCAGTGATAGAATCCTTTCTTAATGAAAAAAGAAATTATCGTAAAGAATATGATAATTACCATTCAAACCCAGAGCAAAGAAAGAATAGATCAAAAAGAGTTCTAGCGAGAAGACTTATGATGAAATTAGGAAAAGTAAGGAAAGGTGATGGCAAAGATGTTGATCACAAAGACGGCAATCCAAAAAATAATGGAAAATCTAATCTCAGAGTCAGAAGCAAATCAGCAAACAGAGCAGACAATGGTTAATATAAACGAAGACGATGCTATTATGCGTGGAGAAAATCCAGCAGAATATAGAACAAGACTACTAAGAACAATACAATCTGGTGATATTTCATCTATGGACCATCACGATAGAGTTCATGGTGCTTTAACATACATTGACAGCATTCGTGATCAATACGAAGGATCTGCCAGAAATATACATCTAGTAGTTGCAGCAAGAGGCGATAAAAGAGGAAAAATTGGATATAAAGTACATGGCATAGGAGGAAGTGGAAAAGAATTAATCACCACTCCTCTTGCAATGGGTGCTTCTCATGGCAAAAAAGAAGAAACTGCAATAAAAAATGTATATGGACTTCAAGTATCGTCATACCCAAACCTAAAACGAGAACACACAGAAATGCTAAGAAGACTTATGGATTTTAAAGGACTAAGAGAAATATTTGAACCACTACAACAACTAATAACCGAAGCAAAGAAAAGTAAAAAACCATACAAAGGATTCAAGAAAGGCAAGAACCACCCAGAAGGTGGATTATCTCGCGCAGAAGCACGCAGACAAGGCATTCATGCTGGTATTGAAACTAAAGATGAAGCAAAACGCAAAGGTGGATTCGATAAATTATCAAAGAAAACACAAAAGCGTAGAAAATCATTCTGTGCTCGTATGTGTGGAATGAAACGAAGAAGAACTAGTTCAAAGACTGCAAATGATCCAAAGTCAAAGATAAATGCTGCACTTCGTGTATGGGGTTGCAGATGCGACACAAATGAATCATATGAATCAAAAATAGACTTACTAATAGAAGCAAAGAAGAAATCTCTTAAAACTGCATGTTGGAAGGGATATGAAGCAATAGGAATGAAAAAGAAAAATGGAAAATCAGTACCAAATTGTGTACCAACACAGGAGTCAACATTGAATAATATACAACAAAAAGTAAAAGAAAAATTTCTAGTTGAAGATTGTGGATGTGGTAAAGGTAAACCAAAACCAAAACCAAAACCTGTAACAAAACCAAAACAAAATATTGCAGAAGAAGTTGTCAATAGTGGCAACAAAGACACTATGACTGATAAAGAAATAAAGAGTAGAGATAAAATTGCTAAAAAATTAACAGGAGTCAGAGTAGTCAAAAAAGGCGACACTCCCAAAAATGCAAAATATAGATTAGCAACATATATAGAATTGCTAAAAAGAAAAGGCAGCAAGAAAAACAAAAGAGTAAAGGGATAAATAATTAAAAGGATTAATCATGCCAAGACAAACAGAATACACTAGCGTATTTTCTCCATTCGATGCAGACTCTGTTCAAGGAAAGGACAGAATGAATCCCTTGACTTCTGAGGGTTTGTTTAGAATAAATGCATTTATTAATAATGAATTATCAAAGGGTTTTTATAGTCCACACAATACAATAGCAAATCTAAGAGTAAAATTAAATCATTTAAATTTAGATTTTCCATTCAATAATACACAAGAAGTAAATCCAACAAACGAATTCGAAGTCTCGCACGGAGATGTTTTTGGTGCAACACCAACAACAAATCTTATGAACGGGTTTGATCGTGGTCAAGATCTTCCAAAATATAAACTTACAATAAATGTATTAAAAACATCAGATGGTCATAAATTAGAAGGAAAACTTGAACCAGCAGATACTGAAATCTTTGAAGCATATGAATGCAAAACTAAATCAAAGAAGAGAATTAAAAATATCAAAAAAATGCTGAAAGAAAAAAACAAGAAATAAAAAATGCAGAGATTAGATCGTGACAATTTTATATTGTATGCAATGAAGATGTATAGTGGTACATCTTCAGGTCTTGAAGATTTTTATGAAGATATGAATCGAATAAAATATATTAAAAGACTTCTTATCAAATATAAAAAAAATAACGATCTAAAAGAAAGATTAATATTAAATCATATTATAATTTTACAAAATGTATTTGGCGCTGAAGCATGTACTAGAATACTATTCTTTAGATTACACAAAGATTTGCACTCATACTTGAAATCATTTTTAGAATATTTACAGTATATACCAAAATATGTTCCAGAAATAGATGTCAATACTATCAACACAGATCACCGTATCGATAAAATACTGAAAGACTTAAAATGATTGAAATTGCCCATTTGATTTATAAAGTAAATCTACAAGAAGCAAAAGAAAGCAAAAAAGAAGCAGAAACAACTGGACATATGACTCATATGGCAGATTGGTCAATTTATGGTGATCCAATGCTTGCATACAAGCACGCAGAGGCAATGCATAAATTCATGAATGGTGAGAGCACACCAAATCATACAGTGTCTGTAAAAGCAGATGGTGGAGTTAGTTTAGTAATTGGTAAAAAACTAGATGGAAGACATTTTATTACATATAAAAGTGGAAAAAAGATGTTTCACACACCAGAAGAAATTGATGCTGCTGGTGTTCCTTGGGCAGAGGATGGAAAGAAACTTCTTGCACATGCAATGCAAATGCCAATACAAGCAGGACATGCATTTCAAGGTGATCTTCTCTGGGCAGATCATGGGGAAAAAGACAAAGGATTCATTCAACCAAATACTGTAAAATATAAACCAACAGAACATGGTATTGGAATTGCTGTCCACAGTCAATATCATATCAATGAAAATGATGAACTGACAAGAACCACAAATGTTCCTGATATCAATCAACTCAAACATGAAAATGTATTTGTTCCAGATCTGCAAATAAAACCAGGGGTTATAAGATTAAATCAAGAAAGAAATGAAAAAGTCAAGCATCATTTAGAACAAGCAATGAGTGCAATGACTCCAGAAGTTCAAGAATACGCAAAAAGTGTATTTGCAAATCCAAAAATACATAAATTCCTACAAGAATATTCAAATGAAGTTGTTGCAACCACAGGTGAAAGATCATTGGATTCAATGAAAACTTATTTACATCAACCAATACATGGTGCAAGAACTTCATATGGATATATGGAAAAATCAACTCAAAGAAATATGAGTGATAAAGCAAAAAGAAATCTAGTATCTGAACTAGAATCTCACATGAACACTCATGGAGAACATTTATCTGCTTTGCTTAATCATATGCATCATATTTCACAAGCAAAGAAACATATGCTAGATCAATTTAACGAACACGCACATAAGATGGGAATTGTCCCAGCGCACGGTCAAAAACACGAAGGTCTTGTATCTGCATTTGGCATACCACAAGAAGATGGATCAATTAAAGAAGTATCTCTTGCTAAACTCACTGAAGAAGGAATAAATGGATTCAGTGGAACAAATAGAAGAAGAGGTGTTGAAAGAGGATTCACAAAGGAAAGAGAGCAACCACATCCAAATGTTCCTTTTGTCGATCATACTGTAGAAAAAGACATCAAAGAAGAAATGAGTGTTGGTGCTGGGGGTATTGCGGGATTAGGTGGACCAGAAGATGTAGCAGTTTCTGTGTCAGCACAGAAAAGATACACTAGAAAGAATAAAATAGTAAAAAGAAAAATTATTGAATCGTTTTTACAATCCCAAAATTTCATGAAATAATTGTTTACAGATATAATAAGAATCAACTATATCAGTTACTGGACTCCCAACATTTGTTTTGTTGGGAGTTATCATTGTATGCAAATCCATTTTTGTTTCTTGAAAGAATGATTCAAACATCATCTGCTTATCTGCATTTCCTTTTCCTGTTGCTAATTTTTTAACTACAGTAGGTTCAATAATATCAACTGGAATGGATGCTTGATATAGTTTATATTTTAATACACCAGTATTTTCAGCAATATTAAAAACTCTACCAGTGGCATTATATGCATATCCTTCTAATCCAATTCTGGAGCATCCAATACAAATTCTCATGACCCAATCGGAAATCGATCCATATCTTTCACAATCCCCATCGTAATCATCAAACAATTCTCCATGTATATTTCCATGGAAGGTGGTTGCATACTTTTTTGTATCTGTTAGATAATAAAAAGAACAATTACCAAAATTAAATTTATTTTTAGTGTTAAAAACACAAATTGCTGGTCCGTTTAAAGAGTAATCAATTGCTGCAATATTCATAGTTATAAATATTTATACGGAGATTCCAATGGATAGAAAACAATTGAATAGTTTTAAAACTGCTCTCACTTCTGTTTTTGAAGATTCAAGATACAGAGAAAAGTTGTTAGCAGACGCAGAAAAAAGAAATCAACAAAAAGCAGAATCAGATGCTTTAAATGTAATGGTTAGACAAGAAATGGCAAATTTGCGAAAAATACAAGGAGCAAATTTTGATCAAAATGACCAATATGCACTAAGATCAGCTGCTTTAAACAAATTATCTGGTAACGAAGAATTTGTACAAAGAGCAAATGCGATAGGGCAAGTTGTTGGACAATATGCTGGAGATGGGTCTGCAGGAAGATTTGGATATAGATATTCATCGCAAAAAGAGGCAGATGCTGCATCAAAAGCATCAAGAGATAAATTATTCGATCAAGAAGGAAATGCAAGATTACCAGATTTTGAGAATGCAAAATATGATCCAAACACAGGAAAAACTAATGTTCCAATGGTTGGAAAAGTAGAACCCTTTATCAAAACAGCATCCCAAGAAACAACAGATGCATTAAAATCATCTGGAAATGATATTGCTGCGGCAAGAGCAATGGAAGCACAAAATAGAGGAGATAGCGCGAGTGGAAGATCTGTAAATCCAAATGGGACAATAGATGATGCTGGCTCGGGAAGATATGAAGCATTACGACAAGAAAATATCGCAAGAAATGAACAACGAGCAAGAGAAGCAGAAGAAGCGCGTAAACCAAAACCAAGACAACCATTGAACTATGTAAATCCAAATAGTCCAGAAGGAAGATACAAAGCAGAAGCAGAAGCAGAAGCAGAAGCAGAAGCAAATCGAGCAAAAGTTGCTGCAGCAACAGAGAGAGAAGAGGCAGTTAGAGCACAAGCGCGTGCTAACATGCCAGCAACAGAAGAAGCATACAATAAAGCAGTCAGCAGACTAAAACAAATGCAAGGACAATTTGGTAGACCAGTTCCTGGTGGAAGAGAAAGAGCATATCCACCACCATCTAATCCAAATCAAAGACAATAATAAAAAAGGGGTCTTACGACCCCTTTTTCGTTTTATGAATCAAACGGATGTTTCTCATCAAAAACTTTATCAGCAAAATTCAATTTAAACTGATCTAATCGTTTTGTTGGAATTTTTAATCCAGAAACAAGAGTATATAAACGAAGAGTTGGTTTGTCGTCTTCGTATATTCCTCTATGGAATGTTGCATTTGGACATAGTGAGGATAAAGTATCAAATCCATAATTTAAATTATCCATCAATCCTGGAGTATTTTCCATTATTGCTTTGCCACCAACAGCACAACATGCTGCGAATGTGGCATTTGAAATATCAATCTCGGTCAATAGAGTTTTATCCATGTTACTTTTAATTGATTTTGATATTTCTGTCTCATTTGCAGATTTTGGTGCTGGTTTATTTTCATGAATATTTAATTTTGACACACCCATTACCATTACACCACCACAACGGAATGTAGTGGCATAATCTGTTGGATCGAATGATGTATATTGTGAAGGATGTTTTGATAAAACATTAAAAATATGAAATAATCCAGATACAGTGCTATTAATTGTTGTCCAGAATTCTTTAACTGTCAAATTACTGTACATTTTTTCAATTCTAGCATTATCAATTATAACAAGAGGAGATATTTCTTTTCTTTCTGCCTGACCACCTATTTGTTTTAGGACTCTATAAGCGTTATAGGAGACTTTGGGTGAAGTTGCCTCTCCACGGGTTGGAAGAGACATAACGACTCCTACGCGCTCCTCTGGTTTGTCATGACCAATAAATTTCATATATTTCTTAGCAATATCAATTAAAACCAGTGAGGAACCACTTCCGCTACCACCGCCAGCACCAATACAAACCATAATATGATCCACTTTTGTACCGTAGACTTTACGCATGAGATCAAAGATCTCTTGTTTATATTTGATTGTTGCATTTGCTCCTCTTTCCATATCCTTTCCAGCACCTTCTTCTCCGATGTCTAAAAGAAGTTTTTGGGTGTCTGGAATATCAAGAATAGATAAATCTTGTTTTGATGTATTTACTGCTATGCATTTCTTATATCCACGGTCATAGAATGCTTTTGCGATTCTTCCACCACCCTGACCCGAACCAATCCATGCAAAAACATGCGAACCACCACTTTCATCAGTAACATCTTCGATTACTGCATCTGGTTCCTTGTAGTCCTCTAACTCTAAATCTGGTATTTCTAAATCAGGTATGTCCATGTGTATTCCTTTGGTTTTAACTATATATCAATTTTTCTGTGTCTTTTTTCTTTTCAATTATTGACTCTAGATAACTGATGAAATCGGATGAATTCTTAAATCTATTTGCAAATTGCTTATTCCAATTTGGATCATCTGCGTATGCTGGTGGCAAAACTTGCAGAAGATTTGGAGGAACCAAAATACCACTAATAGTAGTATTTTTTCTTATATCATCTTCATATCTTGTATTTTGTTTTTCTAGTAAATGATATGCTATTATCTCTGGATAAAGTGTATTGTAATAATAATTATGACCAGAATTGCAACAAGTTGCTGGAGCAAGTCTTTTTTCATTATTAACTTTGTTTACATAACCAGAATCATTTAAGAACCAATATCTTTCCTTTATAAATTCTGTACCATTCATTCTTGAAATCAACGGTGTTGATGTTTCTGAATTTTGCCATATTGATCTCCAAAATTCAACATTTCCCATCTCACTTGTATCATGTGGTCCATTTGGTCCTGGTAAAACAACACTAGAATAAGACCAATCATCGTCAGCAATTACATTATATCCAAGATAAGAATTTGCTATATTGTTTTTCTTAAATGGATGAGATTCAACATAGATTCTATTTTTTCCAATCTTAGTTTCAACCCATTTGAAGAAAGTCCACCAACCTTTTTGTAAAGCAGAAGATATTACTGTTGTCGGTATTGTCTGACCAACAATTGCTCCTGGACTTGCAACTATTGCATCAAATCCGATTTTACAATTAGCAGCAATAAGTGGATTAACTGAATCTCTTAGTCTTTTTGCTGCATTTGTCGCACTTGTCACAAATAAACTGTTCCATCTATTAATATATGTTTTATATGCAATATCTGTTCCAGGATCTGCCATACCACCAACATATACGATTAAATCTATTGGTTCATTTGGATTAAACCATGCATCAGATCCAGTTGTCCAAGAATTCCATGTCTGTTGATCTAGATTTCCTTGTTCGCCTGTCGTCAATGCTCTAATTACATCAACAAAATCATTTACCAACCAAGGCATTGGTGTATTCTGAACAACACCATTGATTGTCAATCCATTTTTTGCATTTAAAAATTGATCTATTTCATATACAAGTTCTTGGGAATTTCCTTGTGAAACTTTTCCAAATGGATTGTGAAAATGAAAATTTCTACATCCCCATTTATACCAAGTTTTTAAACACCAAGGATTTAATTGACCTGGATATGGATTATAAGAGTCTTCTAATGTTATAAATCTTTTCCAACTAAATGTATCTTTATCCCCGTCATATCCAACTGCTCTTCTTTTCTCTTGTGGTGTTCCTTCTGATGTTGTCGTATTACCATCAAAATTATACCTCACTCTGAATCCACTTTTAAAAATTTTATCTGCTACCATGGTTTCTCCTTTCAAGCAAAAGTTTAAAATCTTTTACTTTTGTATCACCATTATATTCCCAAGCATATCCATTCTCAATCAAAAGATCATTCAAACATTCGCCACTGTCACCAAAAAATTCACCTAAAATTCTACCATACTTGTCGTCTTTGAATGTTTTTATTTTTATCTGTTTTTGATTAGATATCCAATATTCAACATATTCTTTTGCTTCCAATCCTAGTTTTTTCTCAAGTTCATTTCTAGTTTTACTTTCTGGTGTATCTACACGATTTATGCGTATTCTTTCCTTACGCATCATATCAAAACCAACATCAATAATTACATCCAAAGTATCACCATCTACAACTTTAACAACTTGAGAAATAACATATTCATACATTATGGTAAACCAAAAATTATTGCATTTGTTTTTTGTCCAGTCACAAACACACCAGGAGTATCGCTTCCTAATATACCTGTTTGGTCAGATTGAAATAATCCAGCGATGCGAGGATCACTCTTCTCTATCAGTTCAACCATAGTAGCATCGAATGGTGCTATTACCTTGAAGTTTAGAATAACTATGAGATTTTCCTTGTCGATGTAGGTTTTGTCACCAAGTTGACACAACCAGTTATGCCAAGCATTTCCGTCTTTTGGAATCACTGCCTCATTGACTGCTCTAGGATCAACAAGATCAATCTTGTTCATCATGCTTGCCCTTGCTCCTGTCGTATTGATACCCATGAATTCCAACTTGGTGTTGTCCCAGGCAAATATAGAAGATACTGAAATTGCTCTTTGTGGAAGAGTTTCATTCTTGATGAGAATCTTTACTGGAATCGTATCGCCAACTTTAAATTTAGTTGTTGGCGCTGAGAGTTTCTGAGAAATCTTATAATCTTGTGGAGCACCAAATTTGATCTGATTTACTGCATTGCGAGTTTCGCTAAGAATGTTTGTGCCTACTACTGGACTTCCATCAATCTTTGTCTTGGTTTCGATTCCATTCACCGTGATGCTGGGAAGAATTTTTATATCAGTCAATTGACTAGTAGGATAGTAGAAGTCTCCTTTGACTTTAAACTTAAGAGTTCCAACAACACGATATGCACTTTGCCACATATATCCATTAAAATTCCACTGATAATATAGAGGTTGCAATGCAGGTACTCTATTCTCTGGTGCTGGTAAAACTTCTACATGATACAGGGCATTGCCATCTGCTGGAACTGCTGCTTCGTTTACTCCTCCAGATTTATCGGGAGCAACAAATCCTGATTTCGCATTATTGAAAACGGAGGCATCAAGCATCGTTGTAATAGGGAGCAGTTCAAACTTTGCACTGTCCCAAGACACTACAAAATCTCCACTACGGAAAATGCTCCAGAGATATACTGTCTTGCCATCTACAATCTTGGTCTTTGATATTGGTTGAGCAAGAATGCGTGCTTCAATCACATCGCCCTTCTTGGCAAGCAATCCGTTTTTAGTTCTTCCGTCCCAATCTTTATTAGAATAACCAGACTCAAAAAGAACCCTATATCCTATGGTTGGATCAATAAAATATGGGGTAAACACGACAGCAGGAGGAACAGGAACTAATTGAATTGTTCCATCTGCTTGTGGAACCTTAGTAGGTGGAGTTTGAGCAACTGATGCATCAGTTGCCACTAATAACAAAAGTGCAACAAGAGAAGTTAATAAGTTATTTAAAATATTTTTCATTTCTATCTCCTTTTAATAATTTTTTCCATTCATCTAACGCATTATCATTCCATTTATTCAATAAAAATTTATTAATTCGATTTAATCCTAATTTCTTAAATTTAGATGCAATCTTCATAGCACCAAGAGCATCGGATGATGAATTTGAATTGATTCTACATAATGGATTAACGAATTCAATTTCATTTGAAACAACAATTGGAACATTCATATGTATGAAATCAGCAGCAACAATATTAAAAGTTTCACTAAATGAAACCTGTAATCCAAGATCCATCTGCTTTACTACATTTAAAAAATCAATATGAGTATACCAAGGATGTTCAATCAATTTAGCATTATTTTGCGATTCAAATAAATTTCTAATATTTGATAAAATATTAGAAACCCCATTTTGCGCAGAATATGACTCATGCTCAGAAACATTAATATGTACAGATACTGGACGATTTAAATAATTCCCAAATTCAATTGCCCAAATTGCTTGCTGTAAATGATTTTTTAATGGTCTTAATGCTCCAAATATTCCAATATGAAATTCATTATTATTTGTCCTGATATCAGGAACCAAATTAGATGGAGTTAAATTCTCTGAAGGAAAGTACATATTTGGACTATAAGATATATGTTTATGTCCATAAATTTTTATTAAGTTTTTGTAAAATTCTTCACTATTTGCACTTAATTCTATATCAATTCCTTCTCGTCTAAGATCCATATATTGATTTAACCAATTAAATGCATTTCCTTCAACAGCAATAAATGGTGTTTTAGAATGAAGTCGTATGTGCCATTTAACTTTTGGATGTAATCTAGAAAGTATTCTAAATTTTTCTGGAACCACCCATAGTGCTTCAATAAAAACATCAGTTGGTTTAAATATAGAAACTTCACGATCAATTGAATTATTATCAATTACTTGTACTACTTTTGATTCTATATCAAGTTCATTTAATTTTCTAGAAACAAAATCGCAGGAATTATAAAGACCATATGCTTTTGTTTTTTGCCCATAAGCGTATCTTTGTTTTATGATAAATAAAACTTTTCTTTCCTTTTTGTGCATAATGTCCCTTTTTTAGTATTTATACAAAGAAACAACCTCCATTTCTGGAGGTTGTCGGACCTGAGATGCTATCTCAGGTGGGGTTGTTGATTGGACTTAACTATATATCAGAACTTGAAACCCAGACCGAAAGTAGTAACAGTATCCATATCTTCTACATCAAGATCTTCGGTTACTGCAAATGCTACTCCAGCATTAAATGAAATGTTGTGAGCAAAATTATATGAAACACTTGGTCCTACAGTAATTACATTCTGACCATCAGTATAGAATTGATCAATATTACCACAGATTCCAAATTTATCAGAAACATTATACTTTAGAGTAGACTCTAGAGCAAAGACATTATCCTCAACAAATCCACCAAAAACTGGCATATATGTGTAATCGTTGACAAGTGTATACTTGACTGATTGAGTAAAGTCTAATGCTTCCCATGTTGCAGATAGTGCTGCACCACCAGAAAAAGTGCAATCACTTGATGAATAATCACCATCAAGAGGTACACCAACTCCACCAAAAATGTCAACAGAGAATCCTAAAAATTCAACTGCATTATCGTAGGTGAGATTTACATTTACATCACCAACTCCTGTTGAATTTGCCTGACTTTCATCATTAAATACTGGAAGAACAATGTCTACCTTAACATCATTATCCAATTTAAAATCTAATTTTGTATCCCACTGAGTGATTGTACCAGAATCAAAACTATAAATTGAGAATTGCTCTGTGAGATTCATCTTGAACCCTTGATCTGCTCTTTGACGCTGACCTGGTTCGCGTTGTGGTTTTGCTGCTTCGACTTCCTGTGCTACAGCAAAAGTATTTGCAAAAAGTGCTACGAATCCTACCAATACTGTCTTAACTAAATTTTTCATATATACTCCTTAATTTGTTAAATCTACTATTTCACACTTATCTCCGCTACAAGCGAAAGTTTGTGTTCCTACTGTCTTATCTTCCTTCTCATAATTTATAAGCAATGTCCAATCAACATTTTTTGGCATCTTATCAAGTGCTATTTCATATTCTTCTTTTGTGCAGTCTTGATAAGGTGCTTGTCTGTATGAATGATCTGAGTGTGGGAGGAATGAAATACCCGAGATCTCATCAAAATGCTTGTATACCCAAGCACCCACTTCCATCCATTCGTGTTCTCTTACGGTAATAGTTATACTAGGTTTATGTTCGCACCAATGACGCTGATATGCTAACCATAACTCTAAATGTTCAATTGCTGTGATATCGTTTCTTGTAATCGATCCTTCTGCTTTCATAGGAAACGAAAATACCATAGTATGATCTGGTTTCATTACACATGGTTCTGCTGGGAATCCCATATCAATCATCATTTGACATAGAGGATCTTTACGATCCGCACGAACTGTACGAATATAATATTCATTATGTCTTGCATGAATACCAGATGCAGAATCAGTCAACTGAGAAACTGTTCCTGATGGTTTTACGCAAGTAATTGCTGCTGCTGGGTTAATTCCTATTTTAGACGACCAGACTTTATTAGTCTCAATTGCTTCTTTCTTTAAATTTTCCAGCATATCTGGAAGAATATTCATTGAACGCATCATTTTATTATCAAGAATTCCAGTAAGTGAAAGTCCAAGCAATGCTTCCTCTTGACAATTCTTTTTCCATTCTGATGAAAGATATGGGAAATGTGTCAGTGATGCTTGCCATGTACCAAGAATTGCAGCAAGTCTAATTTTTCTACGGAGTGATGATACATCATCTTCTGGACGAACTATAACTTCAGTGAGGTTACAAAATTCACGGTCGCGTAAAATAATTTCAGAACAAGGATTTGTGCCAAACTCATAAGACGAATCACGACGATCTGTAAGTTTAGACACTGTTCTCCGACAAGCATCGCGATTAAAAATACCGCGTTCTCCACTTTTTGACTTATATAACGCAACCCATTCATCTAAAAATACTCCTATTTCTGGTTTTTCTTTATATGCGACGGAGTTGTTTGCAAGTGCGCGCTGTGGATTATCATTCCACCATGCTCCCGATTTGGCATCTCGCATTCTTTCATCTGTAAGATTGGAGAGACTAATAAGAGCAGATCTACGGACTCCTCCCACCACGACAATTTCTGCAATTTTGCATACAATATCGTGGCATTCAATAGATGTAAGTTTTCTCCCTGATGCTCTTTTAAAAGTATCAACGGTGAATTTAAATAAATCTTCAAGTGGTCTTGGTCCAGACGCTCTACCACCGAATGTTTTGAGGCGCGCCCCAGCAGCACGAACTTTTGATACATCCCATTTTGGTATCTGACCTCCAATGAGTAAGGAGATAAGTTCTTTGTAAGCTTTAGCCCAACCAGCTTTGCTATCTTCAACAATGATCGTGGTGTCAGAATCCGTAAACTGTTCAGCAATTGTTGGAAGTTTTTCAACATATTGACGCTCCACACTAAAACCAACACCAGTACCACACATTAATATGTAGAGAATTTCATCAAATGCTCTAATGCGATTAACTGTAATATACGAACAATTATACCCTGCTGTGTTATCACGCTTGAGTGCTTCTCCTGCTGTCATCAATGCGCGCATTGATGGCATGATCTCCAGATTAAGAACTGCATCTTCTAGTTCCTTACGAAGATCTGCTGGAATTGTATAATTATTATGTTCTTTTAAATGGGATTCAAAAAAATCAAAATAACGCTTTACTGTCTCTGCCCATGTCTCTCGTCTTTTTTCTTTTTCAATCCAACGAGCATATCTAGAGGTGTGTATAAATTTCTGATAATCAGAAGGTAATTCTTTCATGTATTCTCCTTTGTCAGCACAATCCAGGATTCAGGGAAAAGAGGTTCAATAATTGCACCAATCGCTTTTGCATATTCTCTAACTTCCCATTGAGCATGTGGATCAGATCTCTGGTTATAAACTCTTGCATACGCAGCAAGAGATCCTGTCCACCACCACTCCGTATATGTTCCCTGTGGGAGAACAAATCGTGCTTGTTCTGGTGCAACTCCATTATCTATAAGAGAATTGTAAATTTCTAAACACTTATCTGTTGCTTCTTTGTATGTTCTTTGAAAAGTATTTTTATTTTCACCATCTTTCACGAAATCTTCAGAACCTTGTTTTGCGCTACCAGCAGGTTTTGCTCTCCAGAATGGTTGATAAATATCAGGAACATATGAAACATAACGACGAGAAATTTCATTCTCAACAAAACCGATTTTATGTTTAAAAAGTTGAGTGCGAATGGAAATAGGCGCTTTGATTCGCAGAGTAATCTGCGGATGCGCGAATGGTGTCCAGTGTTTGTGTTCTGCCAAATAAGAAATAAGTTTTGAGTCCTTTGCAGACAGAACACCATTTCCTTCGTTGTCGATTTCCTGCCACTCACTTTCTTTGTTAAAAGAAACTCTAGCAGCATTTACAATCGTCAAGTCCGAACCCATTACATCAACAAGTTCAACATATCCAGCATCAAGAACATTAATTAACATCTAAATTAAACTCCTTTATAAGTGAACACTCATCACCTAGATATTTTTTAATTTGAGAAATTGCAAATATCAAAAACTTTTCTTTCTTATTCACAAAAGAACAAACTCCACAGAAATTCTTCCAATCTTCATCATCGAATTCTGAATATTTTAATTCTTTGGCATGACGAATAAAATTTGAAATATAATTATTAATGCCAAGAATATCTTCGTTTGTTGTTTTCTTTCTTTTTTTCCATATTTCAATTGCTTCTTCATTGTTTTCATTCTTATCTAAATATTTTTCATAAGAAGTTCTTTTCTTCAAAAGAAGAGTATACAATTCATTTAAAAATTGTTTATTTTCTTCATGCCAATATACGAATTCTATAGATTCAGTTTCAGTAAATGTTTTTGCATAATCAATTGCTCTATAAAACATTTCAGAATCTTGTTCTCTTACATATTCACTGAATTTAAAGTGAAAGTTTGCTAGACCAACAAGTAAATCATAATCTTTTTTATCAATTTTCATGAACATTTTCTCCATGCATTAAATGCTAACAATGCTGATGCACCACTATATGTGTGTTGCTGTATTATATCAAGAACATTAATATCTTTCAACACCATATCATTAATATCTTTACATTTGATGTCTGGTGGAAATATTACTACTTGTTCATTTAGTTTAATCAAATCTTTCATTGTGTTTGATAAATTTCTACTTCGTGGTTCATTATCTAATATAAAAACAAGATTTTGATTTTGCAATTTACTTCTTGCGTCTAAGAAATTACCAAGACCTAGAACAGCAATAGAGTTAGGTAAAAATAAACTGTCTATTGGACCCTCAACAACATAAATTAATTTACTCTTATCAACTGTATCCATACCATAAATTAATTTGATTTTATCATTCTGCTTTAGTGTGATATATTTTGGAGTCACATTTCCAATTGATCTTCCTTGCACTCCAATAATTTGATTATTTTCATCAAATATTGGTATTATAATTCTTTCATCTTTTTCTAATAGATTATTATAGATAGAATTAAATTTCTTAGCAAACACACCAAATGTTTTAGTATAACCAAATCTATCCCATTTATTTTCTGGTATTTTTCTAGATGACAGAAATCGTATAGCAGCATGATCAGGAGGCAGTTCCTCAATCATATCATAAATTGGTATTGATGATATTTGATCTGCATAATCAATAACATCATCACGCAAATATTCGTCAATGTTATTTTTATCAGTAAATTTATCTAAACAATATTGTTTAAATAAAGATGGAGATACAATTTCTAAAAATCTGTATATATTGTATGAAACACCGCAATTATGACATTTATAAAAATATCTATCTGTATTGCTAAAGAAATATCCTCTTGTTTTATTTTTATTTGTTTCTGAATCACCACAAATTGGACATCTGCAATTTGCAAGATTAACTTTCTTCCACTTGAATTTTTCAAGAGAAGTGGATACTAGATTAACATATTTCTTATCAATATATAAAGACATTAAAACTTCCAAGTATCTACATCATTCGATTTCACAAACGATTGTCCAGATTTTGTAGTCTGTTGTTGTGATTTATTTGATGCTGGAATAATTGCTGCTTCTTCCTTCTTGATATCAAACACCTTCATCTTTGCACGATTGATACCAAGAATAAACTTACGATTTGATGCAGTATCATTGTAACGATTCTTCAATTGCTTGACCATGATCTGATTCATCTCTGCCAATTCCTCAGTAGAAATAAGTGCAATCATAAAGTCTGCTGTAGCAGGAAGACCGAAAGATTCAGATGTATCTTCAAGACCAACATCAGTGCTGGAATAACCAGATCGTGTAGTTTGTGTAGCACTGAACAATGGAACACCATATTCAACTGCAAGACCACGCAACTCTTCAGCAATAGATTTCACATACATGTAAGAATTTACATTGTTACCATTTTTCAATCTTGCGGAAGCACAGATGTTTAGATAATCAACAAAGATAATATCAGGTTTGAATTTGCGTTTCAGTTGCAATTCATCAAGTAGGAATCTAAAATGATTGACATTTGCGGTTGCAGTTGGATATTCCTTGATAATCAATTTACCCTTGACTCCAGCACTGAGATTATTCATCTTCTTCTCATAAACTGTTTTTGGCAATTCACGAAGAGTATCAAGAGTTACATCCAATAGATTTGCATCAATTCGTTCTGCAATTCTTTCTTCTGCCATCTCACATGTGATGTAAAGAACATTTTGATTTTGTTTCAGACAATTTGCTGCGTGATGGCAAAGGAATAAAGATTTACCAACACCTGTTCCTGCCATCACAATATTCAGTGTCTTGGTTGGAGTTCCACCGTTTGTGATTTGATTGAAAAACTCAAGATCAAAAGCAATTCGCGTTTCCTTGGTGTGATAAAAATCAAATCGTTTCTCGTAATCTTCAATATAATCATGCCCGATATGAGCATCAAAAGATATTGCTAGTGCTTTTGAAAGAATGTCAGGAATTGATCCTTGCGATTGCTGAGACTTACCATCAATAATTTGAATGGATTCCATAATCGCATTGTAGACTGCTTTCTCTTTACAGAAACTTTCTGTTTCGTTGAGTAGCCATTCAACATCACATGCCTCTTGATTATTTGATATTTCTTCAATGATATGTGAGACACGCTTCATCTCCTCTTGTGTTATACTTTTATTTTTGTCAAGTATAATATATAGTGCTTCTTTTGTTGGAAGATTATTATATTTGATTATGAAGTCATGAATTGTTTCATAAACAAATCTCAAAGCACGGTCATGAAAATACTCCCTTTTGATAAAGGGAGTTACTTTTCGTGAATATGTATCGTTTTTAATTAGATTGTGAAGTATCAGTTTTTC